ATTAAAATGAAATATGTTAGTGATATAAATGAAACTAGTTTTTGCGGAATAACCTATGATGTTGAAAATGATAGTTTATTAGCAAATCCAGAACAAATTGCTAGAATGGGTTGGACCTGTAAAGCACAATATTTACATTCACGGAAACCTGTCTTATTATCATTAATGAAAGCAAAAGCTATGAGTGTCTATTGTACGTCGCCTTACACCCCTATATTAGGCCCGCTTGCCTTAAAAATTATTCAAATGACACAAGGAATAGACGCTAATTTTACTGGTCTTTATTTTAAATGGATTATTGATTATAACATTAAATTTAAACCTGTGAAAATTGCCATGAGCACTAGAATAGCCTATGCAGTTAAGTTTGGGATAAGTTTGGATCAGCAGTATATCTGCGAAGATATAATAAAAAGAGCTCAGAGATTGGAAGATATTAGGTTACCTTTTTATTTTCTAGAGAATTTTAATACATCATTGGTCTTTTAAGTAACTTAGAAAATTTCAATACTTTTGAATATTTGTTCTTATACCCCACTATACTGGAGCATGGAAAGTCTTGCGACCCTGGGAGCCATTCTTTGTTTTATAAAATAAACACGGAAAATGCAACCGAGGGTAACGGAGACTGGAAACACCCATACTGGGAACCACCTCATTCTGGGTTAATCCCAGGTGATGAGAATGGTGTCAGTGTACCTAGGCTTGGATCGGCCAGGGGTTATTTCTTAAAAACAACCACAGTTAGTTTATATCAACTCAAAAGATAAAATGACACAATTCAAGAAGATAGTCAATCGAATGGTTGCTACACAGCGTCAACAAAGAAAACAATTCGGACGTGGTCGTGGTCGTGGTCAACGACGGACCATTGTTCCTTTTAATCGTTTCAATCCTAGATATCGTATAATGTATGGGCAACAACAAGATTACGCTTTTACGCCAAAATTCAAAACTAAAAATAAAAAGAATAGAAGAGGAATGGGGAAAACTTTTACAACACCAGTTTCTGAATCTAAGATTGTTCAGTCATATTTTAAGTTTAATAATGATACTATAACGTTTTGTCAACCTATACCAACTATTATGTATATCTTGTCTTCAGCTACAATACCTATTCATCCTATGTTTTATTTTGGAAGGACAGCTAATATGGCACTTAATTTTGCTAATTTTCAAATTACTAATGTTGTCGTTCATTATGTTCCATTGATAGGAACGACTAGTGCTGGAATGGTAGCTATTGGTTCTACAAGAAATTGCACTCCTCTAACTTATTTGACCACCAGCCAATTTAATGGTATAACACAGATTAATGCTGAGATTAATCCTGTTTGGATGTGTTCTAAATTTCAGGTTAAGGATCTTGATAACGGGATTAAGAACATGGCACCTGTTACTAGAAATGACATTCCAAATAATGTTTATGTTATTGGTAATGGATTGATTGGTACTATGGCAAATTCATGTAATATATTTATTGAAATGACCATTAAATTACTTCGACCTTCACCTTCTCCTACTTTGACCCCTATTGCTACATTAGTTCAATTTGTTACTAGTGCTTTAGGAGTAATGTCTAATACTGTTATTACTGGAAACACTCATGGTATTGTTATTAATTCTAGTGCAGTTAATATTGATATGGGCGAATATGTACAAGTAGGATCTTTTCCTGTTGTTGCAACTGATTATTTATTAGACTTTAGTCACAATAATGCTATGGTAGATTATGCAAATGTTAATGATCAAGGAACTATTTATTGTCTGATTTTCACTGAAAGTTAGTCTGATTTCTACTGAAAGTTAGATTGTGGAACTATTATTTGGCCCATGCTTAAGACTTTAAATTAAAATTCCACAAAGCCTATGGTTTGTGAAGAGTATATTGTACTCGTTACTATAAATGTGTACAATGACCCGCCCTGGAACAATTTAAAGCAATAAGCGATTCTATAATCTATTGCTTTTGTTGTTCTTTAAAATAAAATTTAAAAAAATCCCTCCGGTTTTCAGACCCAGCGGACAATAAAAATTAGTGCTAATGTCCATTGAGGCATTGCACCTTTATTGTTCAAAATCGGGCAACTTTAAACTGAGCAAAATAAAATACAACAAAAACAAAAAATAAATTGTCAAACTAAAAAATAAAATAAAAAAATACACTAATATAGTGACGGGTTCTGGAAAACCCAGAAGTCGTGACTATATTTTCTTTTAAATCCCTCTATTGACCTTTGGAAAGTTAATATTGGGTCACAAGTGGCTATGTTAGCCTTTCGTGTCTTTTCCCATCTCCTGGGACACCAATGGTTCAGTGATTTTTGAACCACTTTTTTGGCTCCGGCTAGTTGTCCCTAGTCCGCGCCAATTCTTAAACGTTTTCTTGACAAACTCTTCGTTTAATAGAGTTATGTTACTGCTCTTTGAGATGATCCCGCAGTATAATACGGATCTAAACTCGGG